CGCGTCGCCACCATCAGCGCGGTGGTCAGCGGGCGCAGCTGCACCCGGACGCCGGGCGCGAGGTCATGCCAGCGCGGTTCATTCGTCAGGTCGAGCGTCAGCATCCTCAATACACCTCAATGTCGTTGATCAGGGTTGCAGTGCACATCCGGCCGACGACGCTGTCGCGGGCGGCCTGCCAGTCGAAGGTGGCCTGCACGCCCTGCGGTCCGGAAATCTCGATGCGCGGGCGCGGCAGGTAGACGGCGTGCACGGTGAAGGTGAAGCTCTCGCCCGAGGGCAGGACGTAGGCGAATTCCATCTCGCAGGCCTCGCCGTTGATCGCCTGCGTCACCAGCGTCTGGTCGGCAAAGCGGACCTCGATCCTGCCGGTCAGCGCGGCGATGGACGGGTCCGCGCCGTCGATGCGGCCGTCCGAGCGGATGGTCTCGATCCGGTCGAGGTTGTTGGCATAGGTGATCTCGGCCGAGACGACGTTGCCGAGCGCGGTGCCGTTCCGCGTGATCGCCCCGTTGAAATGCCCGAAGCGCTTCAACTCCAGCGCCGCAGGTGCCGCGGCGCTGGTCGTCGTGCCGACCGTCTCGCCCTGCGCCACCAACCGCGCCGTCGCCGTCAGCAGGCCCGAGCGCTGCATCTGCCAGCTGATCTGGTCGAGCACGCAGCCCGAATACATCGCAAAGCGCGGCACCTCGGGCATGCCGGTCTCGATCGACATGCTGGGCAGCGTCCAGGACCCCGACTGGAACTCGTGGGTAAATGGGCCCGGCGCGATGCCCGTGGTCGTTGGTGCACCGAACGCCGCCTTCAGCCAGAAGCCGAAGGCCTCGGCATCGAGCGGCACCACCACGTCACCGTCCGCCGTCACCGCGTCCTTGATCGGCGCCAGCGGGTCGCGGCCGTAGCCCAGCAGCTCGGAGTTCAGCAGCGGCTGCTCCGCCCCGAGCGAGGTGCTGGCGAAGGGCATGCGGGTGTAGCCGCCCACCGGCGGCGTTCCATAGGTCGTCTCGAACGCAAGCGCCATCTGCGCCCGCGCCCCTTGGGCTCGTGCCATCGTCGTCTCCTGTGGTCGGTTGGGTCAGGCCAGCTGGTCGGCCGTGGAATAGTGCAGCACCACCAGGATCACGGCGGCCTTCAGGCTGGCCGCACCCTCGACCGGCAGATCGACCGGCCGCGGCGCTTCCGCCTCGACCCAGTCGCAGAGGCCGTTCAGAGTGCGATCGGCGGCGAGCGCTGCGCCGATGCTGGCGGTCAGCGTGTCGAAGGCAGCGTCACGGTCAGCGCCTTGCACGACCGCCTCGATCTCGGCCCGGTGCTGGTAGTGATACGCGAGCGGCGACAGGGTGACCTCGGGCTCCCCCGGCTCACCGTCGCGCAGGATCAGCAGGCCCTCGGCCGGGACGCGCTCGGGCAGAACGTCGCCGCGGAGCGCGGTGGCGGGCAGAGCTGAGAGCCGTGCGTGCAGCGCGGTGAGGATGGTTTCGCGGGTGGTGGGCATCTCGAACCGTCTTCTACTCCATGTGGCGCAGTGGGTTAGTTCCGATTACCTTGCCGAGTGCGGATGTTGCGGGAGTCGGAATCACATGCGAAAGATTAGTCCGGATGGTGTTTGGAACGATTTTGCCGCGCAGCTTGACGAGCAATTCACGTATTACCAAAACTCGTGGAACACCCTCGCGGGGGCGGACGACAGAAAGATTGCAACCGAAAACTACGTACTGACCATCGGCGTTATGTTCGAGGGATACGTAAACGATCTGATTTTTGCATATGCCAATAGAGATTGCTCAAAGGTTATGCAGCACCTTGAAAATAGCCTTCGTGCCTGTTTGCAAGCGGCGCCCAAGGCAGAAGCAGCATTCAAAAAGTTTGGGGATTTCAAACATAGAGATCACCTCACGAAGGCTGAACTTAAAGAAATTCTCGATCCTGAAGGTCGGAACACGTCCTTTCCCGACTTTGGCGCAATCGAAGACCGAGCGCAGCAATGGCTCGCGGCCGCCCATGCACAGCGGTTCGGAAATCTGAACGCCCAACAACGGGCGGTCATAAACGCTGCAATAGCAGCGAGAAATAATCTTGCGCACCGGAGCAAATCTTCTCTAGACAGACTGAATGTGGCATTCGACGCCGGTGCCCTTTTTCCGACTGGGCTCAAGCGCAACGTCAATCTCATCCAGCAAGCAGGGCATTATCTTAAGGCTCGCCCAAACAACGGGGACTCGCGCGCGACCATTCTGGGGCAGCTCCTCAGAAATGCGTCCGAGGCTCTGGTTCATTGAACGATGGCAGGACTGAAGCGGCGCAGTAGCCAATATCCCAAGCGCAACCTTTCGACACTTTATCGTAGCTGCACTTCCACCCAGTTCGCCACGATCAGCCGCGGCACCGCTTCATGCGCCCGCGCGGCATCCCGTGCGAGGTCCAGCCGCTTCGGCAGATTCACCTGCGGCACCAGCAGGAAGATCGGCGCGGTTACCCTTCCGCGGCCGGTCTTCGAGCGCGACGCCACCGCCTGACCCTTCGTGTTCAGCCGTCCCTCCGCCACCAGCAGGCTCGGGCCAGTGCGGCGATAGACGAAACGCAGGCGCAGCCCGCGCCGTCGCTCCCATTCGCCGGGGGTGATCCTGCCGCCGCGCAGGGACTTGCCAGCGGCTGGCGTCGGGATCGCCAGCCAGAACCCGTTCTTCGAGCGGATCAGTGGGCCGGTGTCGTGGGCGCCGACGATGACCGGCGCCTTGGACCAGACCAGCGCGGCGGCGTCGAGGCTTTCGCCCGACCTCGGGAAATTCTGGCTCCGGATCGAGTTGGCCAGCCGCTGCCCGAGCCCTGCGCCCGTGATCTGCAACCGCCAGGCCGTCTTCAGCCCGGTCCCGGCCTCGCGCAAGGCGGCCGGGGCGCGCGCCCCCCCCGCCGCAACCTCGGCCTGCATCATCGCGACGATGTCGGGATCAATGTCGAGCTTCAGCTTCATCGCATTCATGCCGGGCGCAGGTCCAACGTCCAGACGAGCCGCTCGGTGTCGCGGACGGGCGCGCCCTGGAACAGGAAGGCATCGCCTTCGATCTCTATGCGGTCGCCCGGGCGTGGTTCCGGGACCTCGGCCACGCGCAGGTCGATGCGGGTGGTCTCGGACCAGAGCCGGGCATCGCCGAACTCGGTGACGGCGTCGGCGCGCCGGGCGACGACCCGCACCAGCACGGGCGCGCCGCCGTCGGCGATGTAGACCGCGTCGCGTCCGATGTTCGGATCGGCGAAGAGGTCGTCGATGGCGGCAGCGAAGGCGCTCATCAGTTGCTCGAGAAGATCCTGACGCCCAGACGCGGACGCTTGTTGATCGGCAGGATCGAGGCTTCTGTCTTGACCTCGATGGCGCTCCCATCTGGCCGGGCGATCTGTCGCGCGTAGATGGGCAGGCCCATCGTGTTGACCGTCTCGATCAGGTTGGCCGGCGCACCATAGGTGACGAAGGTGTCCATGGTGCCGGGCGGAGAAGCATCACTCTCCCCCGCCGGGATCAGCGTCTCGGTCGTGCCGGTCGAAAGGGTGACGGTGGCGTTGTATTCCTCGAACACGATCCCGGCGAAGGGGAAGCGGCGGCGGGTGTCCTCGCGCAGGGGCTGGGCGCCGGTCGAGGAGAAGTATTTGTAGGCCTCCTCCACCTTGGCGTGGCCGATGAGCTTGTCGAAGAACTCCGGGCTCACCAGCGCCAGCACGCCCGTCATGGTCTCGCCCTTGAGCTCGGTCTCGACCTGACGCAGCACATTGCGGATCTTCGTCTGCACGTTCGTGGTCGCCGTGCCGAGCACGAAATCCGTCTCGAGTTGCGCAAGCCCGAACTCGGTGAAGTAGTTGTAGAGGGTGATGCCCGAACCGTCCTTGACGATGCCGCGCAGGGCATTGATCTCCATGTATTCCCGGGTCTGGGCGTGCTTGACCCGCATGCGGGTGAGCTTGCGCTCCATGGTGGTCGCGAGCGGATCGGCGGCATCGGCGACGCCGAAGCCGCGCACGCCCTGGATGTCCTGCGGCGTGACCACGTCGTCATGCGGGATCCACGGCACGGTGAAGGAGCGCATCGAGCGCGTATCGCGATTGGCGACGGTCGCCGGGCCGCCCAGCGGCACGGTGGGCAGCAGGTTGAGCACGCCTTCCGCCTGCTCGATGACCACGGAGCGCTGCGTCACGCCCTCGAAGCGGAAGAGGCCCATCTGCCCGAGCCGCGTATAGACATTGGGCAGGATGTTGATGGCCTCGGTCATCTCGGCGAGCGAATAGCCGCCCGCGTCGAACGGGTTGATCATGGCGACCATGGGGTCGGGTCTCCTTGGGCTGAACGGGCATGAAAAAGGCCCCGAGACGGATGCCTCGGGGCCGGTGACGGACCGGACCTGACGAGCGTGGTCAGGCCGTGTCGCGCGGCACGATGCCGGCGGCGCTGATCTCGGCGTGCTTGGCGGTGATTTCGGCAGGCTGATCGACGCTGGCGTCGAAGGTCAGCATCGCCCGGGAGAGGATCACCGGACCCCGGGCGATGACGAGGCCGGTCTGGTCACCCGCCGTGGCGTCGCCCGCCTCGATCAGCACGGCCGAGGCCACTTCCGCCCCCTCGTCCCCGACCACGGTGGCGGCGGGCGAAAGGATGTATTTGCCGGTGGCGGTGACCTGGCCGAGAACGGAGCCAAGCGGATAGCTCGTTCCGGCCTTGAGCGTCACGGTCTCGCGGCAGTAGCTCGCGTTGAGCTCGAACTTCAGGAGATCGCCCAGCGTCGGCGATTGGGTCAGGGTCGGCATGGCTCACCTCAGGATTTGCTGGCCGCCCGCTCTCTGGCGCGGCGGACGATGGGACTGTCGCCACCAGCCGGCGTTTGCGGCGTGGCGGAAACGATGGCACTCGCCTCGGCGCGGGTGGCGAGGGAGTCGAGAATGGAGCGGCGCAGCGCGTCGGGCTTGATGCCTTTCTTCATGGCGTCCGCCGCATCGCCGGTGCCCCCCAGCCGCGCCCCTTGCACGGCGATGGCGGCAATCTCGGAATATTCGGCGCGCAATGCGGTGGCGGGATCCGGTTCGGGGGAAGTCGGCGTCTCGACGACAGGCGAGAGGGCGACGGTTTCTTCCACCGTTTCGGTTTCCGTTTCGATCTCGGTCTCGGTTTCATGGCTCATGGCAGGGTTTCTCCTATGCGGCTGGCTTGATCGGCTACGCCCGGATGGGGAGGCCGGGGTGGCGAGATGACTGGCGAGATCGGCAAGCGCCTGATCCATCGTGCCGATCCGGTCGGCGAGACCGGCCTCGACCGCGCGTTGCCCGCGATAGATGGCGGCCTGGGTGGCGCGGACGGCCTCCGGCGCCAGGCCCCGATTGCCGGCGACCTGCGCGACGAATGCCTCGTGCAGCGCGTCGATATCGGCCTGGATATCGGCATGGGCTTCCGGGGCGAGCGGCGCGTGGGCGTTGCCGTCCACCTTCCTCGCGCCCGCATGGATCAGTGTGTATTTGCGCCCGGCCATGGCATCGGCGGCGCTTTCGTCGACATGGATCGCGACCACGCCGATTGAACCCGCTTCGCCGGTGCGGGTGACGTAAAGCCGGTCCGCCGTGCTGGCGATGGCAAAGGCGGCGGAGAGGGCCGCCTCGGAAGCAACCGCCCAGAGCGGCTTGTCAGCCTCAAGCTTCAGACAGCGGATGCGATCTGTCAGATCGAACAGGCCGCCGACCTCGCCGCCGGGGGAGTCGATCTCCATCAGAACCGCGCGTGTGGCGGGGTCGGCGAAGGCGTCGGCGATGCTCGCACCAACCGAACCGTAATCCCCAATCCCGAACAGGCCCCCCCCCCAGCCCCCGCGGCTCACCATCGGGCCGATCACCGGCACGACGGCAATGCCACCGTCGGTCACCGTGAAGCCAGCGCCACGCTGCATGGGCGCAAGGCCCGACCGCGCTTCGATGGGCGTGGCGGCCAGGAGCGGCTCCAGTGCGCGTGGGGCGAGCGCCAGCGGCCGACCGGGAAGTCGGCTGGCAAGAGAGGGTATGGTCATGTTCGTCAGCCGTCCGGTTGTTGGGCAGGTGCGTCCTGCGCCGGGAAGGGCGTTATCGGCGCCGTGAAGCTGAGGCCGAGGGACCGCTCGCGCGCCTTGTCGGCCGCGATTTCCGCGTCGACCTGCTCGGCATCGAAGCCGCGCTTGCACGGCGCCTGCGTGCGGCTCTTCAATCCCGCCTCGATCTGCTCGATCTCGGCGCGGGCGTCCTTCAGGGGATCGACCCAATCCCATTTCGGCGGCAGCCACGAGCAGGCGACATGGTCGCGGCGGTTACGTTCGTAATCGACGATGTCGAGCGCCCCGGCCATCCCGGCCAGGTCCATCCAGCGCGCCCACACACGACGGCAGAGCTGGAACACCATCACCGCATGCTGATACGCCTCGATGCGACGGCGGAACTCCAGCAGCGCCAGCCGCGAGTTGGAATAGTTGGCCTTCAGCATGTCGTTCGAGAGATAGGCGTATGGCACCCCCAGCGCCGCCGAGACCTGCAACAGCGTGCGATACTGGAACGACTCGTAGGTCTGGCCGACATCGGCGGGGGCCGATGTCTGGATCTCCTCGCCCGGCTCCAGCATGGTTACGCTGCCCGGTTGCAGGTCGAGCACGCGGTCTCCGTCAGTGTCGCTCTCAGTGACATCGAAGGGCTCCGCCGGCGCGGGCGTGGTGATGAACAGCGCATGCATCGCCGCGACCTTCTTGCGGTCGAGCTCGGCGTCATCATACTGATCGAGCAGGAACAGCTTGACGATGGCGGGCGCGAAACGCGAGACGCCGCGCAACTGCCCGGCATCCACCGGGTCGATCATGTGGATGACCTCGGAGGCGGGTATACGGACCGTCTCGCCTGCGAGCCCCGGATCGGTCGTATCGCCCGGATGGCGGCGCAGGAAATGATAGGCGACGCGCCTGCCGATCCTGTCGAACTCGATCCCCTGCCGAATGACATGGCCGCCGGGAAGTTGCTCACCTCGAGTCAGTGGCAACATCTCCGAGGGGATCATCTGCAGTTGCAGCGGCACCGACAGCCTGTCCTCCGGCCGTCTGGAACGGAAGCGGAAGAACACCTCGCCAGCGATGAACACCTCCCGCGCCGCCCGGCGCTGGAGGCCGTAGAAGTCGGTGAAGCCCTCGGCGTCAGCCTCGTCGGTCCAGTCCAGCCACAGCCGCTGCACACGGGCTTTCAGGGTCGCGTCAGCGATCAGCGATGAGGGCTTTATCCCGGCGCCGACTACATTGCCCGCCCAGCTTTCGATGGCATTGGCAGCGTAGCCGTTGTTCCTCACCAACCAGCGCGCCCGGGCGGTGATGTCGGCCCCCGCCGCCGCGATCAGCGTGTTGAGATGGGCCCGCGAGGGCTGGAAATGCTTCAGCCGCCGCCCATGCTGCCCCGCCTCGAACCCGCCGACAAAGGCTCCGATCCGCCGCCGCCAGTTTTGCAGGGAGGCGAGCATTCAGAGCCCCTTGCTGGCCGTGGCACGGACGATGCGCCGCCGCTTGCCATTCTGTGCATCCGCGATCCGCCGCTCCAGATCAGCAAGCGCGGCGGCCATCTCGGCATCGTTGGCATAGGCGATCCGCCGACCGTCCACCTCCACCGTGCGCACACCGCGATAGCGCGCCGCGAGCAGCGCCTCGCGCCGGGCGATCATGTCGTCAAGAAGCATGGGTTCAGCTCATATAGCTCGATCGAAACACCCGGCGCCCCTTGCGTTCAGGCACGCGACGGACGAGGCCGGCAGACGGCGGGTCTTCGGTGGATGACGTATCCGGCTTGCGCCTGGCGCCGCCTACCTGCTCTTCGAGGTCGCTCCATTTCTCGTCGGTCCAGCGATCCGCGCCCGCGATCCAGGCGGCGGCGCGGGCATAGACCCGGCAATCCAGCGCCTCGTTGCGTTCCCGCAGTTTCTGCCATTCAAGCTTGGCGAAGCCACGCTTCGTGCGCACCGTCACCAGCTGCTCGGCCACGAACTGCTTCAGCCACTCGTTCTCGACCCACTGCGGCAGATGCACGGTACCGGGCGGGAACACCGCGCCGTCAGCGCGCTCTTCCTCGGTCGGCCGCTCCAGCCGCAGAAAACGGTAAGTCTCGGCCTTGAAGGTCGACACCGCCACGGTCCAGAGCCGCGCCCCGCGCCGCAGGCGCTTGCCGCCCTCGGTCGCGTCGACGAAGGTCGGGCCCGAGACCGGGCTCGAGCGGTTGAAGCCCTCGACGCCCTTCACCGGCGCCACCTGCGCGAATCCGACCTTGCGCGACCAGGCGTAGACGGCAGGGGCCTCGAAGCCCGTGTCGATGGCGAGCCGCGCGATCCTGAGATGCGCGCCGCTGAAGTGCTGCCAGGTCCGGTCGAGAAGTG